AGTGCTTCCGAAACTGCAAATAATACAGTTGCGATAAGTGCTTGATTAGCAAGTGCCCATGCGATTGCGACCGACATAATAACCTCTAGATGAAATGTTCCTATATTATTTAGCGATTTTACCTAAATTTAACTTCCACGACGACCTGAGGGTCCTCTTTCTGCATTATTGATTGCAATTTCACCAGCAACTTTTTTTCCAACCTCTGTTTCTGGTTGATTGAGTGCCATTTCATATTTTCTCACCGAAGTCATTGCTGCTGTTGTTTTTGTAGGTTTCATTCCCTTTGGTGATTTACCTCTATCTGCTTTAGATAAATTTCGTCTAGTAAAAGTAGAGTTTCCAGATCTTTCGTCTCTTGCCTTTTCTTTTTCTTCAGGAGAAAGACCATCATCTACTCTTGCCTCATCAACAAATTCACCTTCTGGTTCATAAGACATTTTAAGACCCATTGCTCTTAATTTATTTTTGACAAGATTAATTTTTGTCTTCATTGAACGGGGATCTTCTTCTTCTTTACTATCATCAGAATTACATTCCGTTCCTTCTTTTACCTTTTCTGGAAGACCTTCGTGCTTTGTTTTTGCAAACTTACGAAGTTCTTTTTCTCCCATTTTTGCCATTTTTTTAACTTCTTCACTTGCATCAGGCATATCACCCCTTAAAAACGCAAGTGCCATTCCAGCAAGTTGCTGCTGATTTTGACTTACTGCCTCTTCTCTAACGGTATTAATTTTTTTGAGAAACTTCGAATATCCACTTTCAGAAATACCATTACCATTTTCAGGAGAAACCTTTACGGTATTTTTTTGATCTGGCGGCATCACATCAAATGGTTTTTTAGCACCATCATCTACTTTTTTTTTACCAGCTTCGTGAATAAAATCTTCCTTTACACTTGAAGTATCTTTACCATCAGGAGTTCCTCCCTTTTTGCGCTGAATGGCATTATGAACCGAACCACGATATTCTTTGGCACCACTCTCAACCTTTCCATCACCATCATAATCTAAACCCTTACCTGATGTTACGGCAGCAGTTTGTGACCCTTTCTTTCTTTCGCCCTCATAAGGATCTCCATATGCAGTTGCTTTTGTAGGATCAACACTAATTATTTCAACTTCAGAAATATTTGGATTTGCTCTTAACTGATTAATTTTTTCTCTAGTTGCGAGTCTAATATATGTTTTTCCACTATTTTTATCAGTGACTTTAATTTCGTATTTTCTTTCTTTAGAATTTTCAAGTTCTTCGAAATATGTGAGTTGAATTGGATCTTGATTTTCAGTTTTTCTCTCTACAAATACTTTATACAGAGCATTTGAAATTGAATCAGATGCTGCATTAACAAACATAACATTATAATCTTCTGCTTTCATACCACCACCCTCTTTTCCAAATAAACTTTGCATTATAAAAGTCCTTTCAGTTTGACCGAGACTGCTATTTTGCATATACTGAGAAAATGCCTGACGAAGAGGAATATCTTCTCTTCTTGCTCTGTAACGAATATCATAAACTGCCTGCTTTGCCTTTTTTTCTGGAGTTTTTTCAGAACCACTATTATTTGTATTGGATGAAGAACCACCTTTTTTATCATTATTTGGAGATCCACCGGCAGCTGCTGGTGCAAATTTTCTTTCTGGAAGATCTTCGGAAATATTTCTTTTCATAAGAAGATTTAATAATTTACCTTTTTCTATACTTATTTATGAAATTTTTAATATAAGAGTTTTTAGTTTTCTTTTTAATGGTATTTTTATATTCGTTAATATATTCTGTTACATCACTTATCCAAGATTTAAACATCATACCAGACTCGGTTACACAAATTAGATAATTAGTTCCTCGACGAGTAATTTTACCAACCAGTCCAGTATTTAAATTTTCTACCAGTTCTCCAATTTGAAATATTTTTTTAGAAACGTAATTTTCACGAAGAGTTTGTTGATCTAGTTTTGGAGCAATTTCCCAAATATTCCAGTTTTCATTAATACCCATAGATGCTCTTACCGTATCAAAAAGTTGCTGTGCAGATCCGCGCTTCATATTAGGAGGAAGACCCTCTCTAAACTTACGAAAATCTCCTTCGGCGGCGGCAAGTCTCATTCTTGAGGAAGAAACACCCTCAACACCTTTTGAATCGGGGTCTCTGTCTCCGGCAGAAACCACTTCAATTGCATCAAAGGCATACATTTGTCCGTTATAATTATTTGATAATTTCTCAAACTCCTTTACACGGTCAGAACCACCCACAATTCTAACATTCGTATATCCATCATTATGTGCCTTTTTAAGAGCATCAAATATCGTCATATTTACATTATCATTAACAATTCTTTCACTATGAGCAGGAAACATCTGTCTCATATATGAAATTTTCGTATCAGGATCTAATGGATTTTTTTTCTTATCCTGACTTCGAGAAGGATAAATCAAATAGTCCCCACCATCAGATTCTGCTGATTGTGCCGCAACATCCATTAACTGTTGATGTCCCACTGTGGGAGGATTAAATCTTCCAAAGGCAATTGTCATAGTTCCTTTGGTCTTAGGAACTGGTGGAGGAGTTGCAACAGGAGGTTGTTGTTCTGGTGCGACTGGTTGCTGTTCTGGAACTACTTCTACTGGTGCTGGTGGTTGCTGCTGAGCATTTGGATCATTATAACTTGGAGAAGGAACATCCTTTTCGTGAGCAGTCTGTCTTGGATCTTGTTGTCCAATTCTTTCTCGTTTATTATAAAACTTTAATTTTCCGCCTTCGGTTTTTGCAACGAACTCATTAGTTCTTCTATCATACCAACCACCATGCCCATCTCCCTGTAATCCAAGTTTCTGAGCTTCTTCTGAAGGAGAATTTAGTTCTTTGATAAATTGAAGAAAACTTTTCATTATTTACTTTATTTTTCTAGAAATGCTTGCGATTATTGATTTTTTATTATCAATAATGTATTGCAATCCATTTTTTCTAATCTTAATATATTTATTCTTTAATATTTTCGTTTTATTTGATTGAATTTCCTTATCAAGAGTGAAGTAAAAATATTTAATAAAATCATTTAGAACATCTTTTGATAATGATTTTTTAGTTGTGAAAATATTAAGAATATTATTAATGAATACTTGGAGTTCTTCCATCTACCAATTTTATTTTTATTTATTACTCAATAAAAGTTATTCCAATGCCTCACCAATCTTCTCATCAATACTTAGAATAACAGATCTAATTTCAACAATACGAGGGGGAACACTTCCTTCAGCATAAGTATATCCTTTCTGACTTTCAAAAAGAATTTGACGAACTGCGGCAGCGGCACGAACTTCCATTTCAATAGATACGGATTTAGTCACAGGTCTCCCTCCACACGATTTTCTGAACGAAATACATCAAAAGTTCCATCTGGATATCTTGCCGAAAGTTTCTCAAAGTTCATTTGTAAGATTTCCTCAAAGTTAGTATCAAGTGCCATACAGGCTTGAGCAAGATACCAACAAATATCACCAAGTTCTCTTTTTAGGTGAAATACATTATCTTCATTATAAGGTTTTCCCTGAAGAATAATTTTTTTTACAACTTCGGTAAATTCACCTGCTTCTGCACTCATACCAAATGCTGCAGTCATAAGACGAGGAATATCAGCATCATTCTGAACCTCAAGTTCAGTCATACGAGAGAGAAGTACAGCAAAATCACTACTCGCAGGACTTGTAGTTTCACGAACGAATTCAATATATTTTTTTGTATCGATAATAGACATTAGAATTTAAATCCCTCGAATGATTTTTTAGGTTTTTTTTCTTCCTCATTATTATAATCTTTTTCCTTACCATTGTCAAGTATATCTTTTTGAGCATCTTGTTCTACATCATATAGTCTCATTTTGGCACGGTCAATACCAACAATAAATCTTTTATTGACTGTTGGATCATTATATCGGTTCTTAAGTTGCTTTACCATAATTTGCCCCAATCCCTCAAGTTCTTCTGTAGAAATGAGAGCAAACATAAGGTCAGCAGTCGCAGGAAGACCAAAGGACTCACTAGTATCGGTTAATTCTGGATCAGAAGAACCAAATCCACTTCTTGTAGTCTGTGTCGCACTGCAAATTGGAACATTAAACTCCACAGCAAGTCCACGAAGTTCTTCGGCAATTGATTTTACAAGTGTATAAGAATTTATATTACCACTTGGTTTAAATCTGGAAGAAGAACATATATTCAAATAATCAATAAAAATAATATCAGGTTTAAATGATTTTTTAAGTGCCAACTCATTCAGAAGCGCCTTAAAATGACCTGAGTGTGCTGATGCAGTTGGATACTCTTTAATAATAAATGTTCCTTGAGTTTTCTTTGCAATTCCATTCACTTTATTTTCGAACATTTGACGAGGAAGATCTGCCAATTGTTGAATAGGAACATTTAATAAGTTTGCATCAATTCTTTCTGCAATTTTTTCTTCTGCCATTTCAAGAGTAATATATAAAACATTTTTACCTTGAATAAGAACAGATGATGCAAAATGGCACATAAAGAGACTTTTCCCTGCTCCAGTTCCAGCTAAAATTATATTGAGTGTCTTATTGGGAAGACCTCCTTTGGTAATCTTATTAAAATATTCCAAATCAAATGGAATCTTATCTTCCTTTCGATGATAAAACTCAAATCTTTTTTCATAGTCATTTATGTAATCGTGTCCAATATTGTTATCAAAAGATATGGCAAGAGCATCAGAAAGAATACTGGGGATTGCATCCCTATCCTTTTTATCGTTTTTACCATCGGCAATATGTATTGATTCCATCAGAGCAATGTAGATTGCTCTGTCACGACACCATTTCTCAGTAGTATCTAATATCCACTGCATATCAACAGCATCATTATTAAGTTTAGAAAATAATTCTACAATTTCTTTATTTTCAGTTTCTGTTAAATCTCTACGATTTTCAATTTCAATATTGAGTGCTTCGGTTGTAATAGAAGATCCATACTTTACAATAAACTTAACAGTCTCTTCAAAAAATATTTTTTCGGTTCTCTTTTCAAAATATTCTGGTTGAATAAATGGAATAACTTTTCTGGCATAATCTTCATTAAATATCAAGTTTCGAAGAATTGTAATCTCAAGGCGTTCCATTATTTTAATTAAAGATTTTTTTTATGATGCGGAACATCAAATACAAAGGTAATTCTAACATTATTTCCAACATTTACTGCCCGATGTTCTAGTTTATTATTAAACCAAAAGAGAGTTCCTGGTTCAATGATTACAGTCTCATCCCCTACACTATACTCGTATTTTCCCTGAATTGAAAGGTGATATCTATCCTTTGAAAGATAATAAGTTCCTTCATCAATATGAAACCCAACTTCTTCTCCAACAGGAAGTGCTAGAAACCCACAACGACGAAGTTTCTTAAAATACTTTTTTAAGTAATTAAGAATCTCCGTATGCTTCTCATATGCCGGAGTTTGAATGCAGATTTCCGTATTACCAACATACTGGTTTTCAGTTTCAACTCCACCAATAATCAATTGAAGAACATCCACAGTTACAGTGTATTCTGTGGGATCTAATTGTTCTACATCTACAACATTTTTTTGGCAACCCCAGTCTTCTGGATATTGTTTGAGTTGTTGTAGTATTCTTGATACATCAACTCCAGTTTTTATAATACGGATATTTTTCATACCCCATAACTATACTCACCATTTGCAATTACATCAAGTTTTTGCATTACTTCTTCAGTAAAATACTTTTCAGGATTTTTTAATATTTCTTTTGCATAAAGTTTTTTACCATCAATTTCATAACGTCCTGCAACATTCTTCCACATTTCACCAATTTCACCGAGTTCAAGAAGACCATAATACTTATCAAGTCCGCGTTCGTCATAAAATAACCGAATTTCAACTTGCTTATTTTCTTTACTCAATCTTGATTTTTTTGTTGTTGCTCGAATAATATTTCCTATAACTTCCTTACCGGCAGCATCTTTTTCTTTTGATTTAGATAGATAGATGATTGTTGATGAGGAATACATCAGTCCAGATCCACCTGACATTTGTTTTCCACCATAAAGACTCATACTTTCATAGGTGTGATTGGTGACTATCATAGGAATATTTGCCTGACCCAACTTAAGAGTCAACATACGGAAGGCACCCTTAATCAGTTGTGCCTTAGTCATATCACGAGTATCTTTCTCGGCGAGTGTATCTGTGATTTCTTTATTAGTAGAAAGCATACCCAAAGAATCTAATACGAATATACAAGGATTCCTTTCACTCTTTGGTTTTTTTAGATACATATCAACTGCTTTGAGAGTCTTATTGCGGAAATCTTCAATCGTGACTACATTGACAACCACCAGGCGAGTTGTGTCAATTCCCCTGCTTTCCAAAATGGATTTTGTGATTGCTGCTTCAGTATCAAAATACAAACAATATCCAGTAGGATTATTGATAAGGAAATTCTTAACGACGGCAAGACTGAAGAAAGTTTTTCCAGTAGAAGTTTCCCCTGCGATTGCAGTAATCTTGTTCCCAGAAACACCACCAAAGATGCTACCAGATACAAGAGCGTTAAAAATGTAGCTGCCAGTATCCACATATGTTTCAGTTTCTTCAATTTCGGATGCCAGTTGAGTGTATTCTCCACCAATTTCTTTTATAATATCTTTCAGAAAATCCATTATACTACCACTCCATATTTTTCACGTAAGATTTTTTTATAAGGAAGTCCTTGTTCCATAAGTTCTTTTGTTAATTTTAACTTTTGATATAGAGAGGCATCTCCTCCCACTCCAAGAGAATTAATAATCATGTCGAGTTCCCTATCGTTAATTGGTAAATCCATCAGGTAAAAAATGATTCAAGATTTGTAGTTTTTTCTATATTCCATCCAACAGCATCAAGAATTGCTTTGAGTGGAGATATAAATGCCTTCTCAAATTGTAGTTCATAGTCTATGTATTTGTCAAGACCCAGTTCATTTGGAAACTCGGAAATAAACGAAATCACATTTTCGTGAATAGTATTTGGAAGTTTAAGATAGCAAAATTTAACCTTTTCTCCATTTTGTATGAGAGAATATTTATTTGTTAGTTTTGCTTCTTTAATATAATGATTGAAAAGAAGTGCTCCACGAACGGCAATCGGAGTTTTGGGGGCATAGATATTAGAAGAAGACTGATACTTACGAACATCAGATGCTGTTCTTGGGAAAGAAATTTGCTCTGGTGGAAGTTTTTCAAATTCTGAACGAGCATTATCAATGAATTTAATTACATCATCTTCGGTGCCGTTCATCATTAATTTGAGAGCATCTTTAATCATCTTACGGCAGGGAGCAGGAGTAGAAGATTTAACTGCCTCAATTCCTGTTATTTTGAGTTTAGGTTCTTTATAACGAACACCTTCACTATCCCAGACATTTAGAATATATCTCTTTTTAGCAGTCCAGATTC